TGGTGCATACCGCATCCCCCTCAATCAATGGAGCTATCTCATGACAACCAACGTATTCTCAGCCGCTGCTGACGCTACCTCTGCTGTCTTCAATGCCGTAGGCGACAGCGCAACCGCAATAACAAAAGGCATCACTGGCATCAGCGTAGCTGGTACTACCTTCGAACGGTTCATGCTCGACATGGACCAAGACCATGCTGATCGTTCAGCTATCCACCGGTCATCGTACCGTGCCTCACTCATCCAAGACACTGCCATGTCTATGGCCAAAGAGCAGGAGGAACTGCAACAAGAGTTGTCCCGCAACCCACACTTCAAGAAGCTCTTCGCTGAAAACTACGAGACCCTAAACGCTCTGTTCGACGCTCCCAAAGCGTAACTCTCCCGACACACCTCCTCAGCTTCGGCTGGGGAGGAGACCCCTTAACACCGATAGATATACCTTCGGTATATCTTCTACTCAATTAATCGAAAGTGAGCACTCCATGGCAACTTTGCAAATTAACTCCCAAGTAATGGTACACCAGTCAATCCTAATGTCGTCTGGTGATTATCTTAACGTATTATCTGTGCCATTCCAACGTTGGATGGATGATACCGATCCAGCTTCCGTTAACCGAGATAACATTATCGGATGTGAAAATATTGAATTCATGCACAACTTGCGTGATGAAATGTCCGAAATAGCCGAAGACCTAACTCAAGGTTCCAGAGTAACCCACAAAGGTTTCACATTGCATCGTGAAATCAGCGTGTCCATGGTCACGGAGGACAAGTAAATGCGCATGTCTAACTCATCCAGCGAGTATGTAGACCAAGCACTGCGTACCCTTGGTTGTGGCTACAAACGTGACATCATCGTAACGACTGAACTACGTTTAGCTCGTGCGATCCACCTCACAAACACTGATCTCATCCTTGCGGAAGATTTCTACCCTGAACGTCTTGCAGCCCTGCAACGCAAGATGAATGAGCTAACCAAGCTCAAAACTTTAATGGAGGCATCACAATGCTGAATACACCCTTATCGCTGATTATCTTGTCCATGATTGTGCTTATCCCCGTTGTTCTTGCAATGCAGGCTTCGCACGAAAAGAACCTCGCATTGTGCCAACAAATACACAGCCTTGAGTATTGTCAAAATGCTCTGCGTTAAGAACAAAACGTGAACTACACTGTCCCTATTGGGGCAGATACAGCTTATCTACATTAACCGTTATTCGGTTTTTTGGCTTAATCATTCCCGTTTAATCGGTTAATAATTAGGCTTTAAGAGGGACTGCGTCCCCTTTTGGGCAATTCAGCCCTACCAACCCCCACTGAAGGAGCCATCTCATGGGTATTCTCGATTTTGACACGACATCTGTAAACAACGCCAAAGCGGCCAACCCGAAGGACCGTCCAGCGGCGAAGCTCTGGATCAACCTTGGCAAAGAAAAAGGCGGTCGGTTCATCAACCTGCCCGTTGGTATTCCAGCGGACACGATGGAGCCACTGCCTATCAAAGGCCAGAACGAAGAATGGGCAAAGTTCCAGTCTTCACGGAACTCCCTGCTTCGCCTGATCCAAGAAAAAGGCGACAGCTTGCTGGCCGGTGAAGAGGTTGTACTCAACCTTGAAGTCCGTCTGCGCAAGGTCAACGATGAGATTGCAATCGACAGCGATGACAACGAGTTCTCGCTCGATGCTGACGATCTCTTCGGCGACACGCTCTAATCTATCTACGGAGGCCAACCAGAAATGGTTGGTCTCCTTTTTTACGAAACCGATAGTTATATTCGGATTAGTATCTAAAAAGTAGAAAACAGGGTTTAACTCGATTGCTACTTTCTAAATACTAACTTCCCAACTTTGGCTGTAAACAGACTAAAGGTTAACGACCCACGGGAATAATCCAACATCAACGGGAGAGATACGATGGCTAAATTCAAAGTAACGGCCTCAAAGATCAGCTTCTTCAACGGTATCGTTGAAGCTAAGGACATAACTAATCTCGATGCCATGAATGTCGAGGAAATGGGACTGGCCGATTATTATAGTAAAGCAATGAAAGTCATTTGTATTGAAGAAGAACCCGAAGACGAGGACCCGATCCAAGCCTACCTCAAGCGCATGGCAGAGCGGGGTGACGACGAGGCAAAATCACTTCTCAAGTGAACAGCCACGGCGAAGGTTAAACAAAAATCAACGGGAGAAATACGATGAACGCATTGGACACCACTTGTAAGTACATCACCAGAGCCGGTCACATCGTGACCTTGCACGAAACTGTACTCAAAAACAGTTGCGGCGATCTGGTCACGTTCCCTCTGAAAGGATCGGTCAAAAACCCCAATCGCCCCAGAAGCCAAAGCCGTTACCAAATCTGGACACTGGATGGTCGAGCCAATGTTCTAGGGCAACATCCTGATGACCTCATGACAAATCAGATGGTTGAAGACATCTTAACCCAACGCAACAAAACAATTCATAATGTTTGTTTTAATCCTGAAATAAACGCAGAAATCAAAGGATAGATAATATGTCTAAATCACACCCGTTCCCATACGACCTGAACTACGTTGTCGAAGGTCTGGCACCAGCAATCAAAGCAAAGATCACGAAGCTGATCGAAGTAGCCGGTGACTTCGCTTTTATGGGGGCATCAGAGCCAGCCGACGAAAAAACCATCGAAGATAATCTTCACAGGGCTCGGTATGATCTTGAGCAGACAATCCTCACATGCACAGAAAAAGCTATGCCTTGCCCGTCAATCAAGCCAGAAGATGATCTGAACGCAGTCACACTCGTGAACAACGGCAGCTATGGTCATGGCAACACCATCCATTACCGTGGAACCATGCAAGTGGAATACATCTTGGACATCGTTCCGGGCGCTTGGCATCAACCAGAAGACTTGGCTAATTGGATGGCAGATCATCCATACATCACCAAAGTCACTTACATTCCAAAAGAAAAACCTCCCCTTCTTCTTGAGGTTTTGAAGATGGTATTTGATGATGCTTATAAGGCTGCCGAAATGACCGGTTATGCCTTATATACTAACATGGTTATTGTAGACCATTTCACCTTGGATGTTGCACACAACGCTGCTGTTGCCGCCCGTGATGCAGCCTTTGCAGATTATAAGTCTCTTCATGATGTAAGTGACTAATAATCACGCTTAATATCCGCTGAAAACTTGGAGCTAAATAACATGCACCTACCTTGCAGAGTGTGCGGCGATAAACACACAAACACGATGTCTAGGAGCATTTGCCCACCCTGTGGATACGCAGAAAGCCAAGCAAATGCTTACAACGCTCAAAACATCGAGCAGGAAGCCGAAGACAGAAAAGAAGATGAGTTCAATGACATTCAAGACATTGAAGAAATGAAAAAATGGATGAGGGAATATTTACTATGAAAAATACATCAACAGCCCGGCACCTGCATGATTTGCTGGTAAACTCAGGACCCAGTTTCAAAGCTGGATTTACTTCAAGCATGCTCAAGGCCGAAGCAATCAAAGCAGGCATTGAAGGCGTAACAGACGGCGCTGTATCAGGTTTTATCCATAAACTTGTATTAAAAGACCGTGGCATTAAATCCGGTAAAATGCGTGACCCCGGCACAAACCGTATTGTTAATGTGTACGCATTCACCGACCACGAACCATGGGCTTTCAAACAGAAAAGCATCGGCTCTCTGGCTGGCCGTACCGTAGTGCAAAGCCCAAGACCTGTGCCTCAGCAGTCTCTCTTTGATATGCTGGACGCACCTGCTAAAGAGAAAAGCCTTTTCCAGCGTTTCTGTTCTATGTCCAATGAAATCTTGGAACTGGAAACAAAGTCTCTTTCAGACGTGTCCACCAAAGCTCTCATGGACGAGCTTACCAAGCGTCTCAAATGAAGGTGGCCTCAACCGCCGCCCTTCTTCAAGCTATTCTTGCCCAAGAAGGCTTGACCCTCAAACATCAACATGAAGCTCTTCATCAGGCATTATCTGCGGTTATTCGCAGACGCCAAGAAGAAGCTCACGAGAAAGAAGTTTAAAATGTATTACACTGGTATTGGGAGCCGAGATACTCCTGAAAATATCTTAACCATTATGCACCATATTGGGGCATATTTGGCAACACAAGGCTGGACACTCAGGTCCGGTGCAGCATCAGGGGCTGATGCCAGCTTCGAAGAAGGTGCTGAACGAGCCCAAGGCAAGGGTGAAATCTATCTGCCTTGGAAAAACTTCAACCACCATCCGAGCCAGCTTCACCCCGGCAATCACCCGTTCTCAGTCAAAGAGAAGTCATTCACAAGCAGCTTTCACCCAGCATGGAAGAAATGCTCACCCGCCGTCCGCCTACTGCACCAACGGAACACCCGTGCAATGGTCGGTATGGAAACGCTTCACGGTGAGATGGTGCAGATGTCCAAGTTTGTTGTTTGCTGGACACCACAGGGCTTGCTCAAAGGGGGCACAGCCCAAGCACTCCGCATCGCAACTGCTTTTAACGTGCCCATCATCAACTTGGGCGCGGCCACTACAAATGCAGAATTAGAAAACCTCGTTCTGAAAGTTGATGAACTTCAGAACCAAATGAAAGAAGACCCATGATTTTTACCTTTGGATCAAATGAAGCTGGCATCCACGGTGCCGGGGCAGCCAAGCATTCCCTAAAGTTGGGGGCCACCCTTGGTGTAGGCTTTGGCCGTCAAGGCAACACCTTTGCCATCCCCACAAAGGATTGGCAAATCCGGCCTATGGAAGAAGAAGAGATCAAACCATACGTTGATCGCTTTAAACAATACGCTCGCTATAATTCAAAACTGATTTTCCAAGTAACGGCAATCGGTACGGGTTTAGGCGGGCACAGCCACGAGAGTATGGCAAAACTCTTTCGGTACGCCCCCAAAAACTGTCACTTTGACGATGTATGGAAAGAGTATCTCGAACCCTTCTTGGGATACGATTTCTGGGGCACCTTCTAGGAGCGCACAATATGCACATCTTAAAAATAATTCTCGCCATAATTGGCGGGATATCCGCTCTTCTTACTGAAGCAAGGTTACTTGTTAATTCTATTAATAAGAATAAAACATTACCTTACTTTATACGCGCCAACCTGAAACAAATAGAGACAGAGGTTATCTCAATGGAAGAAGTTCAAATAGAAATGGAAAAACTGTTTCACAAAAATCAGTTATTCCCTCGCATTAAAGCTGAGTTCCAAAACGATGATCTGCCCTTCAGGGACGTCATGGTCAAAAACAAGATTGACCCAGCTTTCGGCTTTAACCTCTTGGTTCAGATGGTCTTGCACAAACGAGCAAGCGTATCGATCCTCGTTGGCATCCTGCGTAAGCACTTCGGCGGAGACTGCCAGAAGACCGCTGACGCCCTTCTTCTAGCCTGTGAGGTAGACCTCGTAGACTGGAACCCCGCAACTCGGCAATTTATTGTCAAATACGACATCACACCTGATGTTCAGAGGGAGCTTGATACTTACCAGTTCCCACTGCCCATGGTAGTTCCGCCACGGGAACTTGAGAGCAACACTGATACTGGGTATTATACATCCCGTAACTCTGTCATTTTGAAAGATAATCATCACGATAAAGATGTATGTCTCGATCACCTGAACCAAATGAATAAGGTGAAGCTCACCCTGAACTCTCAAGTGACCTCCATGATCGCAAACTCATGGCGCAATCTCGATAAGCCTAAGCCGGGGGAAGACCGCAAAGAATATCAGAAACGTGTGAAAGCTTTCGAAAAGTATGATCGCACTGCCTACCAAGTGATGGCCCATTTGGACATCGCAGGCAGTGAGTTCTATCTTACCCATAAATACGACAAACGCGGTCGCGTTTACTGCCAAGGTTATCACGTTAATTACCAAGGTAATACGTGGAACAAGGCAGTGGTCGAGTTCGCCGAAGGAGAAACAGTCAATGGATAAGAAAAAACCAAACGTGGGTAATCACCAAACCACCCATTTCGTGCAGTGTCTAACTGAAGATGGAACCCAACTGGAATTCATTGAAGATGACGCTCAAATTGTGATTTTAGGATCATATGCGGGTGCCACAACTCAAGTTGAGGTCTGCATCGACACGCAAAATGCTTATGCATTGGGCCTATGGCTCATCATATCAGCAACCATGATCCACTCACGCTACCCTGAAATGGTGGGTATTCCCGCTATCAATGGGGAAGAAGTCCATGGATGAAGATCCTATGGATGAAGATCATCCCGCACACGATCTATTCTACAGCGTGGAGGACCCAATGGGACCCCTGCCACAATGCCCAGCGATGACCACTCTGCTCTATCGTGTCTGCGACAAAGACACTGTCAAATTCGAAGAGGCTACGCGCCTCATCGGACTGTTCATGGCTGCTGCCTATGAACAAGGGAAAACTGATGGACCGGCGTGAACTCGGTCTCTCAATAGCCGATAACGGTGGCTGGGAGGAATTCCATCAAAAACGTGGTAATCATTATATGTATGATTACCACAAAAATCTCCGGTTAAAACTAGAAAGGGAGTACCGTGAAAAACATCAGCAAATCCGAACGCAGAAGACAGGCTGCCCGCATTACCAAACTTAAACGTGAGCTTCACGACGCTCAGTACAAAAGGTGGGTTATTCGCTTCTCTTGGAAGCATGGATATCCCAAAGGTGATCCACAAAAATGGCAATCATGGCGTTCATTTGCTACAGTTGGCAAATTGTTTAAATCAAAAGAAGAAGCTGAGGATTATTTTAATAATCATAGCTTCAAAAACATGTCACATTTACGCAAACTATCTGCGTGTATTGGGACTGTTTCCATCAAAAAAGGCTGATCTAATGTTATTAAAGCCTAAACTGTGCGTTAATTCAACCTGTAATAGCGTATTATACGTCCCCGATCATAATTTGCACATGTGCCTTCAATGCGCACAATGTGTTGGAAAAAGGAATACCGATAATGCCGAGAAAATACGTGAAAACAGGTGAAAGCCCTGAAGGCCGTATGAGACGTCTTCGGGCCTTCAAGCACAACGCTTTGACCGGTCACGTCTGTATGATGCAGATGCAATTAACGAGCATATGCTCGGTAAATACTACAACGGAGGCGGCCAAAAATCTTGCCGCAGAGATTTTGGCGAAAACCGTTGAACTTAAAGCCGCTCTTAAACAGAGAGTGGATGAAATTCCAAACTCAGCAGAATAAAGGGACCGATGATATGAAATTTCAAAAGAGCGTAGACCGCTGGCTACTTGCCTGTTTTGGGCTTGATATCGCCCGCGACAAGACAGAGCGCAATCATCGCTTTCTTGAGGAAAGTCTTGAACTTGTGCAGTCTACTGGATGCACCAAAGACGAAGCATTGCAGCTTGTCGATTATGTCTATGGACGCGACATAGGCGAAACTACGCAAGAGGTCGGCGGCGTTATGAATACCCTAGCCGCCCTATGTATCGCCCACGACATTGATATGCTCGAAGCTGGCGAAATTGAGATCGAAAGGTGCTGGACAAAGGTTGAAAAAATCCGCGCCAAGCAAGCCGCCAAGCCTAAGTTTTCACCTTTACCAGAATAGGACCGATAATATGTCTTACGCCGCCGAATACGCCCAACGCATCAAAGACGCCCGAAAGGATGAACTCAGCAAAAAGGCGGCGTATGACGAACACTTTCCCGACTTTGACGAAGCGTCAGTTAATTTGCTCCCTCTTGACCCAAGTGCAGGAGAGGCAAAAACCGACATTGAATTCTATCAACGCAGAGGTGAATAGCCTTCTGCCTTTACAAAGAGGACATGTTTATGGCCCATCCCGCTAAACAACAGCTTCCCGAACAAGAAACAGACGATGATGCACCTGAAGAGCATCCTTGTTGCTTCTGTAATGACGAAGGCTCAGTGGACGGCACGGGTGAAGTGCACCCGTGTCCGTTCTGTGGTGCCTGTTAAGAAAGATAAACTCATGAAATTACTTTATAATCTATTCGTCATTGCACTTTTCCTCACGGGAATGGTGTATTTCATAGACCTCTATTGTCTCACAGCAACGGGAGGATGTTCATAATGCCCAATTACATGGCCCAACTTAGGGCGCATCCCCTGCAAGATGTAGAAATAAGCATACGCGCTCAAAGCGTGCTGCGGAACGCAGGCTTCACCACCTTGGGTGATATAATGGACCTAACCAAGACGCAGTTTCTCGCCCTACCTAAAGCAGGTGTAAAGACGTGGCGTGAGCTTTCAGAACTGAGGGAGAGCTTAGAGTACGACGAAGAAGAATACGTCAAAACTTCCTACCTCGTGGCAGCCCAATCCCGCATCGTACTACTTGAGGCGGCTCTGAGATGGTACGAGAACCATGTCGCTGACTGCCGCAAGCTAGGGCACGAGGGTGACGTAGCACGGGCCAAACTGGACCGTGATGGGGGCAACAAAGCACGCGAAGCTTTGAAGGTGGTGCCATGACCGTAGAACAAACTCTTGTGGATGCAGATCGGAGCAAAGCTATAATTCGTAGCCGTTGTGAAAAGCTATGTGAAGAAGTTGCTTTTGATGGTGCCGAATACCACAATATTTTGCGAAATATGGCTGCTGAATTTGATATGATTACGTCATTTCATTTTTATTGGAACGCCACGCAAGATTACCCTTTCGATTATAAATGCAAAGATATTTATGAGCAACATTCTCTTAAGTTCTTTGCTGCTGGATATGATTACCATAAGAAATAGGAAAAATCATGACACACAAAAGCCCACGTCATGTCTATGACGATTACAAAATATTGGGCCTTGAGATGCGTAAACTCAAAGATCGGATTGCGGAGCTTGAGGCGGCGTTGTTTCTTAGTAGGGTTGCTTGGGAAAATGCCCTTGAGGTGGGGCTGTTTCCACCTGAATACGGAAAAACAGCGCTTGAACTTATTGAACACCACCGCGCAGCCCTAAAGGCCAAGCCATGACCCCAACAAACCAGAAGTGTGTAAACTGCGTACACTTCTTTATTGACAGTGAAGGTTGGGAGCACCGTCAATTCGATTTTGCAAACTGCAAAGCCCGTCCCAACTTTGCAAACCTCAAGTCATTTCCCTTCAAAAACACAAAATGCAGGGTCTACGAAGAGAAATGACTTAAACCTTAAATATCCTAATTAGATTAACTCGAAGGAGAGCTTCCAAATGACCTTTCAAACTTTTTCAGGACTTGAATATCTAAAAATCGACATCGCCAACAACTTTGGCCTTGACCAAGAAGACTGGGACGTCCGTATCCAGTGGTTCAATGACAACGAACACAACCTCGAAGGTCTGCTGAAAACGGCGGAAGAACCCGCTTTGTACTTTGCTGGCGTCTGCGCATGGCGCAAAGCTATGGCTGGTGAAGTTAGCGGATATCCCATCTCGCTTGATGCCACATCCTCTGGCATCCAATTTCTGGCTCTCCTTACCGGTGATCGCAAAGCTGCCAAGCTGTGCAATGTCATCAACACAGGACACCGTGAGGACGCCTATACGGGCCTCTACCAGTCCATGTTGGAAAAGGTAGGGGAGAATGCCAAGATCACCCGCAAAGACACCAAGCAGGCTATTATGACGGCCTTCTACAACTCTACGGCCATGCCTAAGCGCATCTTCGGTGAGGGTGCCATGTTGGACAGCTTCTACGAGACTATGGAAACTGAAGCCCCCGGCGCATGGGAGCTAAAAGAGACCATGCTTGCCATCTGGGACAACGAAGCTTTGGTCAATGAATGGGTTATGCCGGACAATTTCCATGTTCGCATCAAAGTCATGGGGCAGACCACAGATTATGTGAATTTTCTTAATGAGCCTTTTGAGGTTCAATATTCAGTTAATCAACCCATTGAAGCTGGCCGGTCCCTTGGCGCAAACGTAATCCACTCTTTGGATGGCATGGCTGTTCGTGAAATCACCCGTCGCTGCGACTATGATCTTCTACAAGTTCAGCGGATCAAAAAGTGGCTTCGTCAAGGACAAGCTGGCATATGCCGAGCCAACAATGAGAACAACAAAATGGTTATTACCCTTGCTGAGCTTTATAAAGAATGCGGCTACTTGTCTGCACGGGTGCTCAACTATCTCACAGCGGAAAATATCGGCCACATCGACGTTGACGCCCTCAATAGCTTGGTTTTGACGCTGCCTGAGAAGCCATTCAAAGTGCTCAGCGTTCATGATTGCTTCAGGGTTCTGCCTAACTACGGCAACGAT